AAAAAGGTAAAGTTTCCGCCGACATAAAGCTTCCCGTCTGGGCCAAAGACGATCGCGTTGATCGACGTATAGGTCCCCGCGGCATTCGGGGGACCCAGGTTCGACCAAATTTCGCCGTCTTTGATCCGCCCATAGACAAGCTGGGTGTTCAACAGCGTTTCGCGCCTGGAAAGCGATCGCGCAAAGTCCTTTATTTCGTAGAAATAGGGGTCTTCAGCCAGAAAACGAAGCGCCAGAACTTCCGAACAAGGGAAGGTCCCATGGACAGCCAACCGAAGCCCTTCTTCATAATGAAGATCGATGTAACGCGGGGGATAATCCGATCCTTCAGTGTACCATAAACGAACGGGCTGGGGACGTCCCAGGTTCAGGGGGAACGAATCGCCCTTCAGAATTTCGATCAAGTCCCTTCGGATCAATCGGACGTCTTCCAGGCTGTTCCAGGACCCGGGGTCTTCCAAAACGCCCGTCAAGGTAAAGGGTCGCATGGTATCGCGGATCTGGGGGACGTCGCCGCCTGGGGAAAGGGCGAATTCGAAGGACCGTATTTCGTTAGGGGGAAGCCCCGCGCCGTCCATGGATTCGATATCGAAATGATACACTTCCGACAGATCCCGGACCCTTCCCCCAGCCCGGGACAGCGCCGATCGCCGCGTTACACTGGCATGGGCAAAGCCTTCCCATTCACAACCCGGCTGATCGCCGTCCATGTACGTTGTCCAGTAGTTTTTTTGTTCGACCTGAACCCGATCAAGATACCAGTAAATGTTTCCGCCGACAGTTGTCCGGAAGGTCAGAAAGCCCGCGCCGTTCGCTTTCGCCGCGACATAGGGAACCCCGTACAAATGCCAGTCGCCGTCAAAGCCCGTATAAAGCAGTTGTGGGTTTTCCCATGTTGGTGCCGCGCCGTTCATATATGCTTGAACGCCCGGGGACGCCGGGTTTCCGCTGGGGGGATTCTTCAGCGCAAAGGTAATATAGTGATCGGCATTCGCAAGGGTCGACAGGTTCAGCGTAACACCCTGATTTACGCCGTTTGTGTTGATCTGATAACACTGAAAGCCACGAAAGGCGTCCAGGGAATAGCGACTTACCGCAACCGCGCCGTTGTATGCCGTGAAATATGTCGGAATGTTCCCCGTTTCGCCGCTGGGGGACAAAACTTTGTTGAACCCTTCTTCGGGAACGACGATCTTCCAGTATCCCATGCTTTATGCCCTTCGCCCTAAAGCTTCCATAATTCGGAAGTCCTGTTGAACCGCCGGGGACGTCGCCCGGGTCGATACATTCATGGTGTAATTGTTGACGGGCTGAACTGTTACCCGTTCCGGCTGATTCCCTTCGCCCGCTGTAATCCGGATCGGCCCGCCAAAGCCCGGTCCGACAATGCCAGCGAATCCATGCTGGGCTGAAATGTCCGGAATGGTCGCGCCCGGGGAATACTCTGAAACGACGTCCTTTATTTGTTTGATCCGGGTCGTGATCGTGATTTCCTTCGACTGAAGTTCGTTGATCGCGTCCCGAAGGGACGCCGTCGTTCCAACCGCCGCCGCGATCGAAGCTTCATAGTCCTGGAATTCGCCGCGCGCGTTCGTCGAAAACTCTTCAAGCTGGGATTCCCAGTCTTCGGTTTCCGTATCCATTGTATCGCCAAAGCCGCCCAACCGTTCCGCGACCTTTCCTAGATCGACCGTTGCGCCGTCCGCCCATTTGTCAAGCGCCGTAATCCATTGATTCGCGCTGTCAGCCGTCTTTTCGTCGATCAGCCCATATTGTTTGCTGATTTCCGTTTGCATGCGAAGCGTTTCTTCGGCTGGGATTCCGCGCATTTCGGCGAACCGGGTCGCCGTATCCAACAGCATGCGTCCAAAGTTTTCGCGCTGAATCTTTTCTTGTGCCGCGGCTTTCTCTTCCAGCGCCGCGATCGATTCGTCCCGATCCCGCTGGGCTTCCGCGATCAGCTTGTCCGTATTTTCCCCAGCGACCGCGATCATGCCGTCATAGGATCGTTCTAGGATCGACCGCTGTTCATGGGCTTCACTCTGAAGGTTTGCGATCCGTTCTTCCATACGAAGCCGATCCAGGGTCGACGTTTCTTCATTGAATTCCGCTTGCTGTTCTAGGGCTTCCTGAATCCGGGCTTCTGTTATGGCAAGTTGACGCCGCTTTGCGTCTTCGTCGATCCGATAATAGGTTGTCTTTCCCCTTTCCTGAAGGGTCGCGACCTGTTCAAGATATGCGGCTTCGATTTCTTCCCGTTCTTCAGCAAAGTCTTCGGCTGTTTTTGTCCGATCCTCTTCGAACCCATGCCATTCCTGGGCCAACCCGAACGCCGCTTCAGCTTGTCTTTGCATCATGGCGTTTACGCGTTCGACTTCCGCCTTCGCTTCTTCCTGGGCTTTCGTGAAAGCTTCAACCGCCGGGGTCGCGCGTTCGATCGCCTTTTCGATATCTTCAGTCGATCGCGCATAGTCGCCATGCGAAACGGAAGCGTCTTCAGCCATATACGAAATACGCTGGATTTCCTTCGCGCCGTCTTCGACCGCTTCGTTCAAGTGATATTGACGATAACGGGACAGTTCGCTTTCATGGTTCCAGTCAACCATGGACGCCGCGCCGCGTTTCATGCTGTTATTGAACGCTTCGAACGGGTTCTTCAGCTTGTTCAGCGCCGCCAAACCGTCATAGGTCGCGCCCGCCATGATAACGACTTGCTGAAGCGCCGTCGGAATGTTCCGGATCCGCGCCGCCAGATCGTCAACCCCACCTGTATTTTCGACGACGCCCAGAAGCAAAAGCCCCAGTCCTTCTTTCGCGTCGTCGGTCGCGGCTTTTAGCTTGTCTATTTTTACAGCCGCTGTATCCGTCGTATCGCCCAGGATCTGAAGGGCCTTGTTCCCTTCTTCGATCACGGCGATCTTGAACGCTTCTTCCCGGGACAGCCCTTCGATCGACGCCTGAAGTTCTTCGATCCGCGCGCGAACGCGACCCGACGAAATTCCAAAGTTGTCAAGCCGGGGGATCGACTGATTCGCCAACAGCGCCGCAAAGTCCCCGATCCGATCGCCCGCGGACATGGTTTGATCGCCCAGCTTTGTCGCGATCGCCGCAACCGTCCCCATTTCGTCGGACGTTTCGACAAGCCCCATTTGTAACAGCTTCGACGCGCCTTGCATGGAAGCCATGCGCGAAACGGTTCCGTCCGTCGCGTCCTGGAACGCCTGAAGGAACATTTCCGCCCGGTCCGCGCCGCCCGCGAACCGTTCGAACCGAAGGGCTGTCGCTTCGCTTTGCGTTCCCAGCTTGAACAGTTCCGCGGTCATTTTGGGGATTTGCATGACGAATTCCGTCGCCATTTGCCCCGCGCGTTCAAAGACGCCGCGCGTTATGCTGTCCATGGCGGACTGGAATTTCGATCCCTTTTCCGCGACCTTTTCAAATTGTTCGCCGACGTCGCCCATCGTATCGCTCAGTTCAGCGACAATTTTTCCGCCTTCGGTTTTGACGACGATGTCAACTTGAACGCGATTACGTTCTGGCATTCAGTTTCCTTCGGAATTCCATAAATTCCGCTTCCCAGTTCGCCATTCGCGCATGCATGGATACGGGTTCCCAGGCTTCCTTTCGGATCTGACCGGGGGTCGTTCCTGGGTATAGCCGACAGAATGACAACAAAAGCCATTCCGCCGGGGGTTCATGAACGTCTGGGCGATTCATAAAGTCCCAGAAACGGCCCTTCAGTTTTTTAGTTCGTCCGCTGTTGGCATGCCCAGGACGATCCGCGACAGGATCGCCAGTTCCGCGGCTGTACATGAATTCCATACGTCTGGATCCTCTTCCGGCTGGGGAAGGGGGTTCCCTTCGACGTCGACCCAGTTCCAGCGCAAAACGCGATTTCGAAGTTCGTCAAGCCGCGTTTCGTCTTCCGATCGCATGGAATTCGGGACAAGCCCCAGGCTTTCTTCAACTGTGACAGGGACGAATTCAACCCATGAATCCGCGCCCTGGGCTTCCCGGGTCCATGCCTGGACCGTCTGCTTTCTTTTTGGCATTGTACGCCTTTCTTCTAGCTAGAAATGACCGTCGGTTCGACGTAACCCGCGCGAACAACAAAGCCCGCCGCGATCGGTCCGCCCGCCGATGCGTCCATGTTGGGGAAGGTGATCTGGGTCAGAATCCCATTCGGGATCCGATACTGCTTTTCCCCAACCGCGCCGCCTTTCGGGGACCAACGCAAGCAAACCATGGGGTCGCAAGTCGCCGCGTCCCATGCGTCTTCGATCGTTTCCCAGGCTTCGCCCGCGACTTCCGTATATACGATCGTCACAACGGCTTCAAAGGGCTGTTTCTTTCCGCCGCGAATGATCGGTCGCATGCCATCCAGGGTGTACGTTTCCCCTGTCATGCGATCCTGGGAAATCGGGTCCAGGGACGTCGAAGAACCGGAAATGTCGACCCAGACGCCGTTGCAACCGACGTCAATTTCCAGCTTTCCGCAACCCAACGCTACAGCTTCGCTTGTTTGCATTTTCCTTTGCTCCTATGGGTCCGCCGGACCCGAATTCTGATTACATCATCCAGATTTTCCCCTGGGGGAAATGTCTGGATCAACGCCTAAAGCCGTCTTTAGTTCGCGCCGCCAACGCCGAACAAGTTCCGTCGGTAGGGACAGCGCATGCGCCAAGTCCTGATCGTTCCGATAAAGGAACGTTGTAACCGTGATTCCGTTTCTCTTCAGCCGCTTCGCCCGATATCGCCAACCTGGAAGAACGTCAAAAGGTGGGGTCCCGAAGGGCGATATCGCGCCGACGTTGACAAGAATGTCCAGGTTTTCCCGGGGAAGGTCCAGGAACATGACCGTTCCCTTTGGGACGATCCCGCCTTTGTAATCCAGGTTCTTCAGAACGATATAAAGTTCGTCCATTTAGAAGATTTCCAGTTCTAGTTCGTATCGGATCCCCGCGTATTCGGTTGCCGGGGAAGTGTTGGTGTAATCGAAAATGACCCGTTCGCATGTCCAGTGTACGCTTCGAATCGTTTCGACGCCGAACGCCGGACAGCCCGCTTCCGCTTCCAGTTCGTCTTCTACAGCGTCCCAGACGTCGACAAGCCGTTCCATGTTTTCGTCAAGATGATTCCGCCTGTCCGCGTAAACGTCCATGCGGACAACTAACCTATGGACCCGGACCGACTTGTTCAGCGTATGCGTATCGGTTTCTGTCCGCGCGTCAACTTCAAGCGTTTCGGGGTAAAACTGGATCGTCGGAAGGTCATGAATCCCTTCCTTCAGTTCGTCGTAATCCTGAAGGTAAAAGGGATCGCCGCCAACCGTCAAGCCGACGAACGCGTCGTGAACCGCTGTAACCGCCTGTCCGATCGTTAGCGCCATGTCCCCTTACCTTGACGTAATCGCCTTGACAGCCCGATCGATTTCACGTTTGATCCTGGACTGGCTTTCGTCGAACGCTTCTTGAAAGTATTTCTTTGCCTTGATTCCGCGTTTCGCGATCGACAGCCGCGCCTTATATGCCAGCGCGCCCGCCGCCTTCCGGTCCCCCTGGACAACGCGAAGCGCCCAGCGATAAATCGGTTCCCATGGGGGCCAGAATGGACGGGTCCCAAATTCCTGATATGGGGCATATTTCACATTTGATCCAACAATGCCGCGGATCGTTGTATGGTTCGGCTGTTCGACTTTAGGCGTGATGCTTGCGCGAAGCCGCCCGCGATCGACCGGGACCTTCTTCTTTGCCTTCCCTTCGACATATAGCATGGACCGCGCGACCGCGGACTGTAATTGACGCCCTGGAACCTGACCCGCGCCGCCCAAGTCGCGCGCGACCTGTTCAAGCTTCTTCTGGGTTTCCTTCAGCCCCTTTATATGGGCCTTCATGTTGAACCCGCGTTTCATTCTAAACCGCCGGGTTCACATGTCGACCCAGGATCAGGATCATTTTCACGTCGGGATCCAGTTCCTGAAGGAATGTCGGCTGTCCCAGTTCGATCGAAGCCAGCGAATCCGCCATGCCGCCTTGTAATCTCTTCCACCAACGCGCCGTTTGCATGATCGCGGCTTCCTTTATGTCCGCCGGGACCGCCGCATAACCGCCAAAGTCCGCGGTCAGCTTGACAGTAAACAGCCTGAACTTTATGTCCCCCTTTGTCCAGATCGAATAGTCCCCATTCGGATCCAGGAACAGAAGGTTATATGGGGTCTTTAGCTGGGGTCGCCGATGATCCCCATTCCCCGGGAAATAATCGCCGTCCCCAGCCCAGGGGGTTGACGGGTTCGACAGGGTTTCATACGTCGTATCGGTCATGGCGTCTTTCAGGTAAACCGCCGAAATCGAAACGCATTCGTCGACCCGTAACCATGGCTGTCCGGTCCCGAAATAGTATTTCGTCGCTTCAGCCGCCAGAAAATAGTTGTCGGGACGATTACAAAAGCCGTCGATCGTCCGGGAAGCCGCTGTTACAAGCTTTGCGATCGCAATATCCGCGTCCGCGCCTTCCTTTTCGATCTGATTTTTGACTTCGGCTGTTGAACAGTAATCAGACATGACAACCCCTTACATGTTGAAATCGACAGGATACGATCCCGCGACCGTTTGGACGAACGCGTCTGCTTCAGCCGCCGCCGCCGAAGCCGCGTCGTTATTGTCCAGAAGCATTTCAAGTTCGTTCAGTCCCCAGCCCGTAATCGGTTCGGGAATCGTATTCAGGTTTGCCGCCAAAAGGTTTTTGTATGCCTGGACCTTCTGGGAATTCGTCCCCGAAGCCAGCGCCGCGGACAGATCCGCCGCCGGGACGCTAACCGTTTTGTGCCGCCCGGGAATGACAAACCATTCGTCGGACCCTTGAACCGCCGCGATCGCGTAAATGTCATGATCGACATGCCCAGAACCGTCGTTCCGCGCCGTCGGCGATCGGGAAAGCCTGTACCTTTTGACATAGTCCGCCATGATATTCTCCTATGGTCGCGCGAACGTTGCGTCGACATGCTGGGCCGGGGTTGCGTTCGATCCCCAGAACATGCCCTGGGGGATATCGCCCGTAAAGTCGATCCCAGCCGCGGGGGAAACCGTAATTCTCAAAACGCCGTCGACATAAAGATATATTGAAACCCCAGTGTAAAAGACCCGGACAGCATAGGTTGTTCCCGCGACAATCGCGCCGCCGCCTGTCGCCCAGTCCGCCGAAGATGCGATTCCGCCGACCTGGACTTCAAGCCGAAGGTTGTCCGCCGCGGTCCAGTACAGTTCAATGTAATTTGCGATCGGACCCGCCGCCCAGAACACATGCGGGGTCGCGTTCCCCCAGTCGATCACGTCGCTGTCATCATGCCGCGGGGTCCAGTTGAACATAATCGAACCGAAGGACGGGGCAAAGTATCCGGCTGGGATCGGCTGTTGACAATCGTCGCGCCCGTCAACCCGAAGCCCCGTCGCTTCCGCGCTGTTGGCTTCGCTTGCGGGGGTAACGGTCAGGGTAACGGGATCAAGTTCGATCAACCACGTATCATCCGTATATCGCGAGCCCGCCGCCCCGCTATGCGCGTACAACATGCATTTTACGGGTGTCCCTACACACTGAAAGACATTCCAAACCACTTTCCATTGTGCCAACTCACTAGGTTCCAAGGCGTTGCCTGTTCCAACCTGAAACCTCATTCTATCCCCACTTGTCGATCCGCCCAACACAGGTTCTGAGCCATCCCCATAATACCACAGCCCGCCCATGTAAAATTTCCCAGCCGCTTCCCCTGCTATGTCCACATCCATATACTCGTTGCTTGCGCCAACATTCCACTGTAACGCTTCTGCGCCCGAGTGTATGATCCCGCCGCCACCGCTTGACGCTTGCGTATCGCCTGGATCAAGGTTGAGATTTGCCCATCCCGTGATCAATTCAGGGTTGACGCCCTGTAGACTTTCATGATCGCCATTCGCCAACAGGTTGGGTAATACTTGCAGTTGGTGAATCTGTATTACGCCTTCCGCGTTTATGTTTTCGACAAAGACCCGAAGGGTCGCGCAACCCGCCGGAACCTTGAAACAGAACGTTTCCGCCCATGGGTGTAAGCAGTAGGGTTCGTCAAAGCGAATCAGGAACACATCGTTTGTATCCCAGTCATTGTCCGTTCCGCCCGCAAGGTTCGCCGTGACAACGCCTTCGCTATTGTCCGTAATGGTCGCCGAAGACCCGTCCGTGATATTGTAGACCGTCGCGCCGATCAACGCGTCCGCGATCCATCGGGGGGACGTCGGCTGTAAGGTCGCCTGATTATTCGCGCCCGCATGCGTCCCGTACAGCATAGGGCCGTTGAATGTTACAACGTCCGCCGCGCCTGTTACGTCCCGAATGCGAATCCTGGGTCGCGCCCGCCCGTCCTGATCGATCGCCAGAACAGGAAAGACGACGTAATCGTCCCCAGCCGTAACCGCCTGTTCAATGTAAACCCCTTCCCCAGCCGCGTCGACGCCGACATTGTATCCGCCATTGTAGACCCTTGCCCCAGGTTCGTCGATCGCCATGTCCGGGGTTGTGTTCCAGTATCCATCCCCAAAGGTGATCGTGCCGTTTGCCGTTCCCGTTGCATCGGTCAGGGTTGCACCCGCGCCGTCCCTGAAGTTGAATTGACGCAAGGTGTTCCCGTCAACCGCTGGCGGGTTTAGGCGATCAGGGGGAACGAAGGTGCCAGTGTAGCGAATGCTGTCAGAGATGCGCGCCCAAGCTATGCCGCCATCATAAAACCCCGAAGCACCATAAGCGTTGCGACCGATATAAAGACTTGCCGCCGCATCGGACACATAATTGCCAGCAGAAGCCGCCGCCGCAGTACGAACTAAAAGCCCATCTATCCAAAGCCGCGCTAGCCGATCTCCCCCTTCGTCATAGGTTCCCACAACATGATGATACCGCCCGTCCGCCCAATCGTTCCCTACGGACACAAAGGCGTCCGTCGTATCATACTCTGCCCGAAAAATCAAAAAGCCCGCCGCTGAAAAGTACAACGCCCATCCAGCGCCGGAAGGCTGTTTCGACAGAACTGTATGATCGCCAGAAGCACCAAGACGCACCCATGCCTCAACCGTGATCGCGCCGCCATCGGGAACGTCGTCAATGTCAGCCGCCGATCCGCAGTTGACAACCGTTGCCGCCCCGTCAAACTCCAGGCTGTACGGAATGACGGGGCTTCCGTCCTGTTCCCAGATCGATGACCATGCGCCGTCCGTGATCGTCCCATCGTTCCCTGGGCTTGTGACTTGTGCCGCCGCTGTCGCGCCTGTCCCTTCGTCCATGTGCCAGCATTCGACTAGGTTGCCGCCTGGGGTTGGGGCTGTACGTGGGGGTATAAAGTCCGTTCCGGCTGTATGGTGATCGTCGTCCCAAATAGCCGCCCAAGCGATAGCGCCGTCAAGATCCTGGGCGCCGCCCGCTTCGTTAGATCCTATGATAAGATCATAGGCCGCATCTGCCTCATATGCGCCTGAGCCTGTTGCATGAGAAGACCAGTCCCCGTCCACTGCTGTATAGGATCGCTTTGTAGTATCGTTGTAATATCCAACGACATAATGAAATTTGCCATCATCTATGCTTTTCGTCGTGTACCATGACGACGCCGCACCGTCAGCGCACCATACAGTAAACCGCACCTGTCCGCTTGCGTTTACCCATAATTGCCAACCGCTTCCAAAAGGGCCTTTCGTGATAATACGGGGAACTGTTGACGCTGAATCAATCCGCACCCAAACCCCGACCGTAATCTCACCACCGCTGGGTATATCATCCAGGGTTGCGCCTGATCCGCAGTTGATCAGGGTACTTGTCCCGTTGAATTCAACCGCATAATCCGTTCCAGGCAAGCCGCCATCCCACATGCCATGCACGTCTGGCAAGTTATCGCCCCAAGGCCAAGACCATGCTTCGCCTGTTCCGGTTGTCAAGGCTTCGGCTGTACTGTCGGTAGGGAGACAAAAGCAGACATCTTCTGAGCCTGTGACTTCAGTAGGATCACGCCCTGATCCCGCATTGTAGATTTCGGTCAGTTCGTCGGTTGACGGTAGTTGGTAGGGGTTGCCTGTCTGGGGCAAGGTGCCGTAACCGTTGTCATCGGTCAGGACACGGCGATAGACCGTCAAGCCTTCGATGATAGCATCAGAAGCCTTCAAATCCGAACCCTGCCCAAAATTAATGACAGATGCGGTGTCCTCTGCCGTTCCGTCGCCCTCTGGACCACCATAGGAATGGGCATTGTTTACGGATAACCTTACATAGTTTGTTCCGTCTACCGTGTTCTTTACGTCCCAGCTAAACACAATGCAGTACGTGTTCCCCGCGACCCAAGCCGTCACATCTACATTGGCATCTACAATCGTCCCGCCGCTTGTCCTAAACAAACCGCGAAGATAACCTG